CATCGCGGGGGAGACGCCGGCACGGTGGCGGATCCAGACCGCGTGGGTGAGTCGGGCGGAGACCTGGTCGTGGTCGAGGCGCTCCTCGCCGGCGAGCGGGCGCACGTGCGCCCACAGCTCGGCTACAGCCTCCCACGCAACCGAAGCGCCGCCGCCGCCGTCGGGCGTGCGGACGGGCTGCTCCAGGGTGAGGCGTTCGCGGAGGGAGCCGATGTTCATGGTGAGATGGTGAGTGGTGAGTGGTGAGTGGTGAGTGGTGAGTCTGGCGATCGGCGCGTGGCGCTGGTGGGCTGATGATCAGGAGAGGATGGGCGTGGAGTGGGAGTTGGGCGCTCGGGCAAGAACTCGGGCGCGATCAATACGGGGGGTCTCTGCCGGTTCTTATCTCCCACCCGGGCCGCAAGCGGCACGCGATACTCACCACTCACCACTCACCACTCACCACTCACCACTCACCGCCCACCCGCTAGAGCCGCACCGTCCGATAGGGCGCCAGCAGATCCGACACCATGTTGGGCAGCGGCTCGGCGCGGGCGGTCGTCTCCAGGGGCGAGCGGTGCTCGTACCAGTGGGCGACGAGGACGAGGATGGCCTGGCGGATGGGCGGGGGCACGTCGGCGGCGGCGTCGCCGTAGCCGGCGGTGAAGGCGACCTCGATGCCGTTGGCGATGCGGGCGGGCTTCGGCCAGGCGAGCGCGCCCTGGCGCACCAGGCGCGGCGGGGCGCCGGCGCCGTCCAGGAACCAGGTGGCGGGGTCGAGCGGCGCGGGGGTGCCGGCCTCGTCGTAGGTGCGCACGGCGGCGATGCTCTGTACGGGGCGCAGGGGCAGGTCGAGGGCGGGGCCCAAGGGCCAGGCGTCGAGGAACCACGACCAGCTCTGGGTGATGAGGGCGAGGCCCACGGCCGCCTCGACGTGCAGGCGCGAGGTGACGATGAGGCTGGCGATCAGCGTGTCCTCGGCGGCGCCGTCGACGCGCAGGTGGGCCTTGGCCTCGTCGAGCGCGATGGGCTCGGCGGCGGGGCCGGAGGTGAGGATGAGGGGCATGGTGGTGAGTGGTGAGTGGTGAGGTGATGACAAGAACGGAATTGCGAATTGCCAATAGGGATGGTTCGGCCGGCAGGCGAAGTCGCCATTCGCTATTCGCTTCGTCGGTGCGAGCGGGACCCGGGGGGACGGGGAGGGGCGCCGGGTCCCGCTCGCGTCGCCCTGGCCGCGGAGGGGGCGCGCGGCCGGGCGAAATGTTTCCACCCGTCATAGCTTCGGCACCGGCTTGCAGCCGCTGCCTCGGCTTCCGGGATGACGGGTGGAGAGGAGACGGGTGGGGTTACACGCTGAACCTGAGGAGCTTGATGGCGTCGAAGTCCTGGACGCCGCCGCCGACGCGCTTGGTGGTGTAGAAGAGCACGTAGGGCTTGGCGCTGTAGGGGTCGCGCAGGATGCGGATGCCGGCGCGGTCGACGATCAGGTAGCCGCGGCGGAAGTCGCCGAACGCCACGGAATAGCTGTCGGCGGCGATGTCGGGCATGTCCTCGGATTCGGCGACCGGGAAGCCCATGAGGGTGGAGGCGTCGCCGGCCTTGGCCGCGGGCTGCCAGAGGTAGGTGCCGTCGCCGTCCTTCATCTTGCGGATCACGGCCTGGGTGGCGCGGTTGAAGACGAAGGTGCCGTTGCCGCGGTAGCCCGACTTGACGGTGTAGACGAGGTCGATCAGGCGGTCGCCGGGGTTGGTGCTGGGGAAGGCGCCGGCCTGGCCGGTGGTGATGTAGCCGACGTTGCCCCAGGTCCACGAGGCGTTGGCGACCTTGGTGTAGTCGAGGAAGCCGCGCGGCTTGGCGGTGCCGTTGCCGGCGACGAAGGCGGTGCCTTCCTGCTCGGCGAAGCTCGCGCGCACCTCGTCGGCGAGCCAGTCGTCGATGTCGACGGCGGCGTCGTCGAGCAGGGCGGCGGTGGCCGCCGGCATGGCGTAGAGCTCCATGGCGGGGAAGGCGAGCTCGGCGAGCGTGGGGGCGTCGGTCTCGGGGCGGGCGGCGGTCTCGGCGACCCAGCCGGCCTCGGCGCCGGTGATGGCGAACGGCTTCTTGTAGACGGCACCGGAGACGCGGCGGACCTGGGCGATGGCGCGGATCGGCGAGATGTCGCGCACGCCGCGGTTGACGCGGGTCTCCAACTCCTCGGTGACGAGGTAGCCGCCGTCGGGGTCGGAGCCGATAGAGAGCGCCTTGCCTTCGAGGCCGCGCAGGGCACCGGCGTCGCCGGTGCGGATGTAGGCGTCGAAAGCGGCCTTGTGCTGCAGGGCGGCGGTGGCGGAGCGCGCGGCGTTCCCACCCAGGTGCGGGCGGGCGGCCTTCAGCGCGAGGTCGTCGACGACGCGCTTGGTCTCGTCCAGCGCGCGGTTGATGCGGTCGACCTTGTCGGCGGTGACGACGTCGGCCGACATGCGGCGCTCGATCTCACGCAGGCGCCCGTCGTTGGTCTCCTTGAAGGCCTCGAAGGCGCGCATGAAGTCGCCGAAGGCGGAGTCGAGGGAGTCGGTTTGCATGGGGTGGGTCCTTTCATGGTGAGACGGTGAGTGGTGGGTGGTGACTTTGGAGCCGTGCGCGCGGCCACGGTGGGGGATAAGCGCGAGGGGGTGGATGGCGAGGGGCTGCGTGGGCGCGGCGCAGAGAGGTGCCACCAAGTTTCCATCCTTGGGGAGCGCCGCACCGTCGGCGGTTGCAGCGAGTCGAGAAGCAGCGGGTTCTGACGCGAGCCCGGAAGGGAGATCGATCAATGGCAGAGCCCGCAAGGGCGCCAGGAATTCCCAATCGCTCGTCCTGGCTCCTGTCTCCCATCGGCGCCGCAAGCACCGACCGAAACTCACCACTCGCCACTCACCATCTCACCCCGGTCGCGCGGCGCACCTGAAGCGTCGCTTCCGCGATGGCGGCGAGGAGGCGGCGCTCCGTGTCCGACTTGACGTGCGCCACCCTGGCCTCGGGAAGGAGGGGGAAGGTGACGATGGAGATCTCCCACAGGTCGATGCGGGCGAGGCGGCGGATGCCGGTCTTGGCGTCGCGTTTGCCGGTGACGGCGCGGAAGCCGATGGAGAGGCCGTCGAGGGCGCCGGCGCGCATCAGGGCGAGGACCTCGCGGGCGCGGGCGACGGCGAGCATCAGGCGGCCGCGGGCGTAGAGGCCGCGGGTGTCCTCCTTGAGGGACTCCCAGACGCCGATCGGCTCGGCGGGGTTGTGCTGGTAGAGCAGCTTGATGCCGCCGGGGCCGCGCTCGCGCAGGCTGTCGCGGAAGGCGCCTGGGAGGACGATGTCGCGGCCCATGTCCTCGGTGTTGAACAGGCTGGCGTAGCCCGCGAAGGTGCCGTCGGGGTCGACGCGCTTCAGGTCGAGGGGGGTGAATTTCATCTCGTGGGCGGGCATCGGAAGACCTTGGAGATTTCGTGAAATCGTGAAGTCGTGAGATCGTGAAGCCGATTTCACGACTTGGCGATTTCACGAATTCACGACTTCACGAATTTGCGTTGGCTTCCATTGGACCGTACCCCACCGCGGCGCGCTTCTCGTCGTCGGTGAGGAAGGTCGCGGCGTTGAGGCGGGCCCAGAGGGCCTCGCGCTCGGTGCTCAGCGCCTCGATGGCGTCCAGATCCGGGCGGAGCCGCAGGGGTGGTGCCGCGGTGTCAGACCCGGAGGCTCTGACACCTCCACCGAGCCAGGCCGAGAGGGCCTTGGCGGTGCGGTTGACGAGGGGCAGCACCGTGGAGCGCCAGAAGCTGCGGCTGGCTTCCTGGTAGTTGGAGTACGTATTGTCTCCGGGGATGCCGAGCAGCATGGGGGGCACGCCGACGGCGAGGGCGATCTCGCGGGCGGCGACGTGCTTGGCCTCGATGAAGTCCATGTCGCGGGGCGTGAGGGACATGGACTTCCAGTCCAGGCCGCCTTCGAGCAGGAGCGGGCGGCCGGCGCGGGCGGCGCCCTGGAAGCCCTGCTCCAGCTCCGACTTGAGGCGGTCGTACTGCTCGACGGTGAGGTTGCCGTCGCGGGCGGTGTAGACGAGCGCGCCCGACGGCCTCGCGGAGTTGTCGAGCAGCGCCTTGTTCCAGCGCGAGGCGGTGTTGTGGATGTCGATGGCCGTGGCGGCGGCCTCGATGGGGGAAAGGCCGTAGTGGTCGGAGAGCGGGTGGAACAGCTT